ACAACAGGGGGCAGCAACACCGCCAACGGATCAAATGCACTGTACACAAACACAACGGGCAGCTACAACACCGCCAACGGCACCAACGCACTGCGCTCAAACACAACAGGGGCCAGCAACACCGCCAGCGGCACCAACGCAATGTACCCAAACACAACAGGCAGCAACAACACCGCCGTTGGTCGAGACTCAGGTCGCTACATAGCAGATGGCGCAACAGCGAATACTACCCCCAACAACTGCACTTATATTGGCTACAACACCAAAGCACTACTAGCAACTGACACCAACGCAACTACGATTGGCTATCTAGCACAAAGCCTAGGCACTAACACCACAGTCATTGGTAGTTCAGCGACAGTCGCTACCCAGACTTTTGGCGTACCAGTAACAGGGTCAGTAGCTCCTGCTGCTATCGCTAGTGCTACTACTATCGCACCAGTTAACCCCATTGTGTTTGTATCTGGTACTACGCTTATCACAACTATAACTCCTCCTACAGGTATAGCTACAACTGGGGGATATATCACCATCATACCAACAGGCGCATTTTCAACAGGTACAGCTGGTAATATCGCGTTAGCAAGTACAGCAGTTGTTAGCAAAGCCCTCACAATGTTTTATGATGCAACTACAACAAAATGGTACCCAAGCTACTAATTTATAGAGGATAAAAATGTTTACTAAATCGCAAGAAGTGTCTACTGACGTGTTTCGATACTTTCAATCCCAGGCTGCAACCATGCATCAAAGTCTCACTGTTACCCCACAAGGTAATATCGTAGTAAGTAAAAAGAATTTTGACGTTGACACTGGGGCTGCAATAGCGGACACAATCATATCAGATGTTCCAATCCAAAGCATAATCGATGACTTAGCAGATAGTAAACTTCGAGTTATTTTATTAGAAGATCTTAGAGCACAACTGGGTTTATAACAATGACTTTAACAGAGCTGATAAATCTAGCCCGCACCAGACTACGCGATAATCTGGCCCCCTACCTATGGAGTGATAGTGACCTCACGGAATTTGCTAACTCAGCAGTCAACGAGGCGTGCCTTAGATCCCGAGTCCTTCAGTCCGTAGTCCCAATAACAACTATTATCGGGACTGCTGCGTATCTATTACCCTACACTATATTAAAACCCCTATCTGCATACTTCACTGATGCAACTGGTAAGATAACCCCTTTACTACCAATCGACCAGGATAAGTTCCTATCGTTACAAGCGGTTAACTTCGGGGGATCTAACCGACCTACTCACTACACACGCGGTACAGGTAATACAATACAATTATTTCCCACACCAAGTATGGTGGGTATAGCTACATTCACAATAGCTAGAATGCCAACGGCTCTTGAAACTATGGAAGATGGGGATAGTTCACCAGTCATACCTATAGAGTTTCATAGAGACTTGATATACTGGATGTTGTCTGAGGCTTACCTAGTCGATGTCTCAGATACTAAAAGTTCTAAGAATGCAGACCTCAATGAGGCTAAGTTTGAGGCTCGGTTCGGTAGAAAGATAACAGCTCGTGGTGAGGCACAAGGACGAAAAAGTATAGTAGGCTCAGATATGCAACCAATGTCTTTCGTAGGCGGTGGGGGTAGTTACCTGACGGATTCTTTCTTCTAAAACTTGCAACTGTATACCATACGTGGTATACTCCCCAGTACAACAATCATAGCTGATAAGAAGCCATGTCACAACAAAACCCACTAACTAAAACGATCAACTCGTTTTTAGGCATTCGTAATACAGTACCCATGCGGTCAATACCTGACAATGCGTTAGCGCGTGCAGTCGATGTGGATATTGACGACGCTGGTGTTGTTTTTGGTAGACGAGGGTATGTTAAAGCTCTCGATATTACTAACATAACCGCTTCTTACACAATCCAAAAAGGATCCTCCTTTATAGTAGCTGATGGCTACCTATATAGAGTTGATGCTGGCCTTAATCTCCACCAACTCTGCCCCTCAACTGCAACACATTTCTGTGACTATGGTCGTGTCCTCTTTACCAATGATGGACATAGAGTACGCGATGACGTGGTCTATAATCTATATATCCCAGATCCCCAAGAAACATCTGTTGCATTAGTCGCGGGAGTAGGCAACTGGCCCGCTGGACAATACGCTGCAGTAGTTACTTATCAAGATTCAAATGGCCTTGAAGGACCAACTGGCCCCCCTACAACCATTAATATAGTAGAAGGACAATGTGTTAATATACGCCCTCCTACAGAACACGAGGGGTTCACATCCACTGTGTATATGACAGAGGCCAACGGGACTGTTTATTTCTCTCCTACTGGTAGAGTTATAGATGACAACCTGCTAGTAAGTGATGCGTTCCCACAAGGAGTTGATGAGATAGCGTGGTATAATTCATCCCTCTATTTAGCAATACCCCAAAATGGCTATACTGTAATCATGTATAGTTTCCCCTTTAGGTATCATATATTTGATTCATTAGAACACTATTTCATAGTACCTGGGGAGGTAAGGGCTATGCATGGAGCACTAGGTGGCTTAGTAATTTGTACAGACTCTGCAATCTATGGCTACGATGGTACTATACTAAAAGTTTTAGCTGAGTACGGTGTACCACCAGGTAGCTCAATATTACATCAACCAGACTCAGAGGATGTATACATCTACACCTACAACGGTATATGTAGTTACCCAGATTTTAAAAACTTAACAGAAGAAAAATGTAGTTTCCCCTCGGGTAGCGAAGTAGCCACCGCAATGTTCATACGTGATGGTATTGAACAGTTCATAGTTCTAACAGACGGCTTAGGAGAAGCATACAACGCTAGGTTCTAAACGATTTACATGGTATAATAATCAGTAACATAACTAACAATTTTAGGAAATAACAATGACCGTACTTTATTCGACCGCTCTTATTCAACGCTTGTTTGGCGAACAAGGTGTAGACACTGGGGCCAACGGCCTTAAAGGACTCATGAAATATGGAGTAATCCGTATTTACGCTGGCTCACAACCTACGAGTGCAGACGCAGCTGTAGGTGGGGCAACGCTACTTGGCTCAATCACTGTGAACGGGGGTGCTTTTACAGAGGGTTCCACAGCAAACGGCTTACAATTACTTGCACCTGCGGGCCGCACAATTTCTAAGTCTGCAGATGTGTGGAAGTACACAGGGTTAGCGGCTGGCACGATGGGGTGGTTTCGTTTTCAAGCCAACGCGACTGATGATGATGCGCTAGATACATCTGCTTGGACCCGAGTTCGTATTGACGGCTCAGTTGGTATAACATCTGGGGATCTCAGAATGACCTCAGTTACATCAGCAGTAGGATCAACTGCTACAATCGATACATTTGTGATCACTGCCGCCTAATGTCCATAATTGCGATGGGTGACCAAGCAGCTGCAAACCCTTGGTATAGTTATGCCAAGGCGTGTATGGCTGCTACACTCCGTAACTACCTGCGCAACAACGCTTTCATTGAGCAGTGGTATTACCCAACAGACGATGTCAAAATACAAGTGCGCATGATTAATAGGCAGCCACAGGCTATGATCTATGTTGAAGACCTTATAGGTATAACACTTAGAAACTTAACTAAAAGCGACCCTCTTAGCAAACGCCTGTTCTTTAAGAACCAAAATAAGATAAGTGCAGGGGTAGTTAAAAAAACAGACTATGTAGGGTATAACTATTGGGTAAATAGGGAAAAAACTAGATGCATTAGCAATAGACTTTATGAAGTAGGGTTCAACAGTCATAATTATACGTCTGATTTTTTTGGGGTAACACCACGACAACTAGAATCCGTATGCCTAGTTTCCCCATCCGACAAAGCGCAACTAAAAATACTATACCCTGATTATGAAGAGTATGGCTATGGGGTTCTAGCTAGTCCATACAAGGTAGGAGGGATCGCACTATTGCTCCTAAAAAAAGAGGTGGGTACTTATATCCTCAACTATGTAGTAGAACCCCTACCAAACGAATGGAAACACTCTTGTTTATCTGCTATGTCTCAGTGGCACGATAGCGGAACCTATTTACTAAAATCATTTTACAGTTATGATGCAGCAGGAAACCCGTATCTTAATTCAAAAATATCTAGTGTCATAGGAACATTGACCCCGCAAGCTGGTAATCCAGCAGGTGTAAAAGTAGCTAACGGGGTAGTTATAAAAAAGCTAACCCCTAGTATTAGCTCTGGTCAGTTACAAGTTGCAAGTGAGACCGCTTTTAGCTATACCCTATATGACCAAATTTTAATGGCCGGGGGCTATGGGCCTAACGAAACAGCTGTAGGAACGAGTGTAAGTTCAGGTACACCACAAGCAGGGTATAAAGACTTTCCTGCTTGCACTAACGTTACATATATTCTACCATTAGGAGTGGAGCAAGACGCGATAAGCTTCTATGTTACAGAAGCAACGGAAATTGATTTTTACGCAAGTAATGTGTTAACTGTTATTGACCCTGGTGGCCTTAATATACAACAATTTGATACAGTTAATAGGCAAACATACGTGTACAATGCTTCAGTAGTTGTCCTTGATATTAATACAGGGGGCGTAATAGAAAAAATAGCCCTTGAACAAGGGGTTAGAAAACACATGGAAGCTGTATCAATGATTTATGAGCCTGTATTACAAAATGAAGTGTTTGATGCCACATATAATTATTATGTGCCCCTCTATCTGAATAGCCTCTTTAAAGTATTTGTATATCTAAAGAGCTCAAGTGTTGATCACCAAGTCTATGGGGGGCCAAGCCCCATCATAACTAATGTTAAAACCCATAATTTATACATCAAATACAATGACGTAGAGCATCTAGTCGCCACTGGTATTATCAAAGATACTAATTTTAATTTCACAGGAGTAGCCGCTATGCCATCAGGGAATAGGATGGAATTAATCCCTGATATAACTATGGCTATGGGAGAGCGTATAGGAGGGGTTAACACTTTTTGTAATAATGGGATGGGTTATTATGGGGCTGATTTTAAAAATGAACTTATTATTTCTATAAATAGAAACTTATACACAGAAGAAATCCCTAATAATTCTGCCGCTTCCGTAGTTGATTTACACGCAGGTCATACATGGTTATTCCAAAAGTCACTCGTAGACCCCGTAGGAACTAGCGGATACAGTTACGGGAATGGAAAATTTATTACAAAACTGGTAGATGAAAGTTCTACTTATTACGCGGATGTATTTAGCTGTAACGCATCAGGGCAAATAATCATGCCTAATAACTCACCAACAGTTGCTATTTTAAGCACATAGGAAACAAAAAACATGTCATTCACACAATATACACAAAAGAAATTACTTGACCACCTACATAATGTGGCCTCTTACACGATGCCTACTACACTGACTCTAGCCCTATTCAAAACAAGTCCTGGAGAAGCGGGTACAGCAGGTACAGAGGTTAGCGTAACAGTTGATGATACCGCTTATGTCAGACAAACTATTACTTTCGCCGCTACGACTCTAGGTACCGGGATCTCATTATCGTCTAATGCTCAGACTTTCGCAGCAGTGGTTTATGGCTCTGGTGCAGCAGCTTACACTGTTAGCCACATTGGTATCTACGACCAGTTAGGTAATATGCTCTCTTACACTGCACTAGGCACTAGCGTTTCACGACTAGTTGGTAAGACTCTGGTTTTCGATATCGGTGCTATTACTATAACCCTAGACTAATTTAAAAAGGAAAAACATCATGTTACAAGCATCAACAGCATTAAGAAACTACATGTTAGCCACTGGCAGTTTCGCAGCTGCACTAGCTGGAGGTTTTATAAAGATTTACGCAGGTGTACCGCCCGCTACTGCTGATTCAGCACTGAGTGGTAACACACTACTTACTACCATCACGCTAAACGGCGATGGCGTAACAGGGTTGACTATGGCAACAACAGCTGCTAGCGGCGCAATTTCTAAACCTAACGCAGTATGGCAGGGTACCAACGCAGCTACTGGTACTGCAACGTTTTGGCGTTTCGTGCTGACCGCTGACACAGGCGCAGCTATTACCACAGAAATCAGGTTACAGGGTAACGCAGCAACTGCGGGCGCAGAACTGGTAATGACCAATATAGCACTAACCAGCGGAGCAACGCAGAACATCGACTATTTCGCTGTAGCTTTACCAGCTTAATACTATGACTACGTGGGCTCTAACACCAGCTACTCCACTAACAGCAACTGTACCCTTCCTTGGAGGGGTGTGTATACCCCAAGGTAATTTGTTTGCTTATTTGTCTGATGGGGGTAATAATAATACGTTTCAGTATCAAAGGAATATAGGTACTGGTATATTAACTGCATTATCTCCTGCATCAGTTGCTAATCCAGGAGGACCAGTAGAAACAATTGCATCCCCAGATGGGGGTTTCATTTATGTAATATCAGGGGGTAATAATAATATCGCCCAGTATAGCCGAAATGTTACCACGGGCTTATTAACACCTTTATCTCCAGCTACCATTGTCACTAACACTACGTTCGGATCAACTGGGTTAGTCATGTCCCCCGATGGTACATCTTTATATACTTTACAAAGTTTTAGCTCTAGTAATATTTTACAGTATAGCCGAAACATTAGTACGGGGCTATTAACTGCTCTATCCCCAGCAACGGTTTCTCTCGGCAGCGGTTATGTTAATGCTCTAGCTATATCACCAGACGGATTGTTTGTCTATGTAGTTAATTACGGGGGGCGTATAATCACAATCCTGAGTCGTAATACTAGTACTGGGGCTCTAACTATAGCGTCATCCATGACTATATCTACCGGAAACTTACCTACAGATATAATTATATCACCTGATGGGGCCTACGCATACACACCAGTAGCGACTAGTAACCTTGTTTTACAACATAGGCGGGATATAGGCACTGGTGGTTTAACTCTATTATCCCCTCAATATGTAAATAACATCGATGTCCCCGGTAAGATTACAATAACAACAGACGGGGGGGCTGCATATGTAAGTAACACAAATAGCGATTCGGTATCTCAATATACACGAAGTAATAGCACAGGGCTTTTAACCCCCCTATCCCCAACAACACTAACCACTAATGCAAGTCCTACGTTTCTTTCTTTATCGCTAGATAATGCATATTTATATGTGACCACTTCCGCCGGCATAGATATATTTTACACAAATCCACCACCGCTAGCCCCAGCCCCAGCCCCAGCTACATTATTCTGGACCGCTTTTATAAGTGCATTTGAAACGGACTATTAGATGAGTAATTTACTAACAAAAGAGACCCTAACTACACAGACGCTAGTCCCGGGGTACACTATGGCGCAGTGGAATCCGCCTGTTACAAAAGTAACTTATCCACCAAATACATGGGTGAATACAGGCACCACTCCCATAACTGTTGATACGGCCCAATATTTAGCAGAGCAACAGCGGGTAAACTCGCTAATTGCCCTACGACACGCTGGAAATTTTACCACACGTCAGTGGGAATCAACAGACTTTAACTCATTAGGGATATACTTCGGGGGGGGGGTCAGCACAGGTTATTGGGTAACCAACCCACCTATCACAACCACGATACCAGGCTATTACTCCTACTATAATATCCCTACTACATATGTTACAAGCTATGACTCAAATTTAGGGTGGAACTCTTCCGCGAGATCTATCCCTTCTATACTAGGTGATGGGGTAGGTAAATTCTCACCTCGTATCGACGTTGTAGGTGCGGTCGTCGGGTTAACTACTATCCCCGCCTCAGCAGACCCTAGTTACAACGGTATTGCTTATGGTATCTATTTTGCTTCGGGCCTATATCGAGTCTTAGAAAATGGGTTGGCTAAGACCGGTAATTTGCAGTATGCAGCGGGGGATATATTCTCTGTAGTCCGTACCAGTGGGATTATAACCTACGCAAAAAACGGCATTATTTTCTACCAATCGTCTACACCTACGGTAGCTGAGTTGGTAATGGATTCATCCCTGTATTCAGCAGGGGATATTATAATGGATGCCAGTCTAGTAGATGGATCATCTATGGATATGGCTTCAGCTATTATAGCTACAACTAGTACCTTATATGGGCTACCACAACCCAAAGCTGATATCTTAACCCAAAGTACAATAGGTTTTAGTGGTAGATATACTACATCAAACGATGTCCATGTAAGAGCCGCTATAATTACTGGGGCTACCATCAAGGCCAATAAAGATTTTGGCGGTTACCCTGCTATTACCGCCACTGCTACACTTGCAGCTACTTACTACGTAGCGACCGGAATCACAGCTAGTTTCAATCCACTCGTCGCTTTTGCAACCAGCGGCTACCCAACTTATGCGGGGATAAGTGCAAGCCTATCCTCGTTGACTGCTTTCGCCGGAACAGGACAAATAGTCCCTGCCTCTAGTGGCATAGCCGCTTCCTTTGTATCGATGGGCGCAGTTGCCCACTGCTTAACTGGTGAGAATACCCTATCAAATACAGCGAATTTAAAACCAATGGTAGCCTTGGGTACATCGCGGTATCATGCCCAATCTGTATTTGCCTACGCAGCCATATCAGCAAGTTTTTCACCAATGCTAGGTATCTTGGGGGATTTACCCTATGCTAATAGCTATGCTATAATAACAGCCCCGTCCCTAAGTCTTTCAGCCGCTGGGCACGAAACTTTTGATGGCGCGTATCTAGGCTTCGTAGACTCTTCTATATCAGCTCTAGGTGGCTGGAACGCTACAGGTGGGTTTGATACCCCTACGTTATCTAGCACTGGCACACTAACCGAAACGATCTCTGCAACTCTACCATTCATAACAACTACACTAGATTCATTTGTAAACGTAGCGGCGAATGCTGCTGCCAGTCTAACGTTTATAGAGTCAACTATATTAGGTCTAGCTGGTGCAAACGCTGCGTTACTCGCTCCGTCTTTCGCATTCACAGGCTTTGGTACTGATACCTATGGCGAACGTGGTTTAGGAAGTTTAGGGTTTATATTCACTGATATATCTGCTACTGGATCTATTGATGAAAGGGGCTCAATGACGGGCGGCTTCCTTGATACTTTCTTAAGCTATAGCTCTGCAGCATTAACTGGGCCAGTATTTAGTCTTGACTTCTATGAAGACGATGTAAATACAGAGCATAAAGTAGCCTACATATTTAATACTACTACGCAAGAAATGACTACTTATTCTAATTATCCTTTCATGAATATCATTCAGATCAATAGAAAACCCTACGGTGTTAAAGCCGATGGTCTATATTTACTGGAAGGTACTACTGATTTAACTATCCCTATTAACGGATCTGTTACAACAAAAGACTCAGACTTCGGTTTCTTCAATTCAAAAAATATCGAGCAAGTATATCTAAACTCTGATACACTAACTACTTTAACACCCATCGTCGATGGTGTAACCGCACCTGTCTATCCAAGCAGTTTCAAAGGCAGACGTGTAGCAATAGCCCGTGGGTTAGCTGGCAGATACTGGCAGTTTAAAATCGATGGGATTCAACAACTAGAAGGCTTAGAAGCTACGTGCATTCTACGTCAAAGATCGGTGAAATAATATGGCAGCAGCAGACTTAATAAACGCTATAATAATGGACCAAGTTGCAAGGGCTGAGAACTTTTCAGGTCTAGCAGCCTCAGCGGTATCAGACTTATCAAATGTATCTACTAATGCACCCAGCATTGGTGGGTTATCACAAATCGGGAACTATGCAATGCCCGCTTATGCGCATCCTAGTCTCGATGTCACTCCCACCCCAGTGTATGAGCCAACACTCGCAGTCTTACCAACCACACCCATATTAGAAGGGATAAACTCAGTAACTATACCTGCTACTAGAACAGAGCCTACCTTAAATACGTCTGGGTTATTTAACTTCGCAACACCAAGTACAACACTACCTACCCTGGATGAAACTAACCCTAATCTAAATGTAGACGTGTTAGTTGCTGAAATGGATGCTATAGTCACACCGATGTTAAGTAACTATGTATTCCCTGATTTACATACATTCTCGATTACTGCACCACCGGATCTGATAATACCTAACTACGTAGCCCCCCCACCAATGGATGACTTAAGTAACCCCACAGATTACGCTGCTCAGTTTCAATCATCTTATGCGCAGATGGCCCCAACCATGCAAGCGTTTGTTGATGATAAAACATCTACGTGGGTAAGTAAATACGCCCCTGAGTATTCCACTTGGGTTACTGGGTTGCAGGATAAAATCAACGCTGGTTTCAACGGTAGTGTTCTAACTGATCAGTTCGAAGCTGCTATGTTCACTAGAGCTCAAGGTAGAGCGACTGATGAGTATGACAAACAATCTCAAAACATCTACTCAGACTTCTCCCGTAATGGTTTTATGGAACCTCCAGGAACTGTAACCTGTAAATTATTTACACTTAAGTTAGACCGTGCCTCTTCGCTCGCTAACCAAGCAACCGATATTTATATAGAAAGGCGTAAGACCGAGATACAACACGCGCAGTTCTGTATGAATTTAGCCTCTACACAGATCACAGCGGTTAGAAACGCAGCAGTACAGTACGCCCAGAGTGTAGGCGTAAACATGGCTACATCATTAAACTACGCTGGGCAAGTTGCGGAAAAGTTAATGGCAATCTATGACCATAATATCAAACGCAGCGAACTCCGCCTCTCAGTTCTTGGTGTCGTAGATACTCAGTACAATTCCAAACTAAAAGCCGCGTTATCCGCATTTGATGGTTATAAGATTGAGATAGAAGCAGAGAAAGCGCGTACAGATCTTGATATGGCTAAGATCTCGCAGATTACAGCGCAGATGCAAGCTGAAGGTAATAGCATCCAAAAATACTCAGCTCTAATAGACTCAGTGACTAGGAAAGCAGGTCTTGAAGAACTAAAAATCAAAGAGTATGGTATACGATCTGATATATTTAGTAATAAGATTAAAGCTCAATTAGCTGGTTTTGATATGTACCGGGCAGCTTTGTCTGGTGATCAATCTAAATTAGACGGCGAAATGTCTAAGCTCAAAGTGTTTGAGAGTTTAGTGCATGTAGATCAACTGAACTTAGAGACTCAAATCAAGCAAATCACAGCGCAACAATCTGTTAATGATTCTAAAGTAGCAGTATTCAAAGCTGGCGCAGATGTGTATAAGTTTGGCACCGATGTTGCACTGCAGAAGTTCACAGCTCAAGCTGAGGTGAAGAAATTAGCCCAGAGTATATACGGCCAAGAACTCATGAACGCTATAGAAGAATATAAAGTCGGAATAGAGTTGCAAAAACTTATGACTGATGCTATACTTAAAGAATATGAAACTAATGCTAGACTAGCAATACAAAACTCATCTGCTAGTGTTAGTATGGCTCAGGTGGGGGCATCAGCTAAATCCGCAGGAGCAAGTGCTGCAGCTTCTGTAGCCGCTGCTGCTATCGGGTCACTCAACGCTGTGATGTCTACATCCGTATCTGCTTCACAATAGGAACTACAATGGAATATTTATCTAACCCCGCCCTCCAAAACTTCGCTGTTGGGGGCATGGTGCGCGGCCCCGGCACAGGTACTTCCGATAGCATAGATGCTAAGTTATCTGATGGTGAGTTCATCATGCCCGCTGACGTAGTACGTCATTATGGCACAGACAAACTCAACAAGATGGTAGAAGCTGTAGGTGGTACACGTAAGCCTATTGAGAACAAAGACGGGGTGATACATGCGGCTCAGCCACTTGATGCCCCAGAATTACCCCCAAGCCGGGGTAATATGTACACACCTATACCTGCATTTGTACCACGCCCTGATGAACCTACACAATACTCTGGACGAGGACATGTTGCAGATACTTCCACCCCAGTTAATACTAGGGGTATGGCAGCCCCTGTAGTACAACAACCCGCTCCAGCATATAAGGCCCCAGACTTACCAGGTGGTACATTAGGCCCTGATGTACCACCACTTAACCAACTAACAGCTACACCACAAACACCTTACAGGGATATGACCCCCGCAGCGTCAACGGTTGCAACTAGTGGTATGACTAAATCTGTACCAGCAGGTGCAGTGGATCTAGGTAATGGTAATTATATCTCTGGCCATATGGCTCCTGGTGCTGATGTAGGTTATATGAAGTCAGCTATGACTCCATCTACTCCTGAGCAATTGGCTAATCGCGCTAGAGACGTAGGTGTTGTTGCAGAACGACACGCTGCTAGTGAAGCGTGGGACAAAGCTAATGATCCAAACTATCGAAACAACAATCCTAGTTACCAAGATCAAATTAATGACCTAATATCTAGGGCTAATTACGTAGATGATTCAAGTATTGGGGGTTTAATAGTTTCTGGGGCGCATAGACATGCAGCCCAAAACACACTAAAAGACGTAGCTGCACTAAGGGGCCAAGATATTAGTGCCCAGTCAGAACGTGAACGAACTGCTCATGCTCAAGCGAACTTAATGAGCGAACGTGATATAAATGCACAGAAAATGGCGGAAGAAGAGGCTCGTAATGTAGCCACAGAAAACCGTGCGGGACGCGCAGAAGAACGTGCGGGACGCGCAGAAGGTATGAGTAGAAGAAAACAAACTTTTGAGGAAGGCAAGGCCACAACAGCTAAAACTTTAGCTGCAGATAAGTTAGCTCAAGCAAAAGCCGACCGCGCAGGTATAGCGGAATCCTATATGACTGAGCAGGGTATAACTAGAGATGCAGCAGGTAACTATTTAGAACCCGGTAGCTTTTATGGCACCAACCCGTTGAGCGCAAAACGAAAGGCAGAGTTGCAAAGATTACAATCTGGTGGTACAATGCGTCAACCAAAAGAAGAAAAGTAAAGGACCCAAATGGCATTCTCAAAGACTGAATATTTAGCTAAACGTGCGGCCATGAGCCGCACTCCTTTAGGTATGACTAGATCAGGAACTGATGCAACAGAATCTGAGTCAGGCTACAAACCTCTAACTCCAGAAGACTTAGCCCCTAAGCCCGTAGTACAACCAGTCGTTCCACCCCCAGCCCCTACAACTATGGGTGATATTGGTCACGAGTCTGCTGAGAGTTGGGCTACAGGTATGGCAGGTGTCCAGCATGGTCTGACTGGGTTTGGTCTAGGTGACTGGACTAAAGAGGAAGAAGCTAATAGACAAAAAGCTGCTGCTGAAGCAGCGCAAGTTAGCCCTGAGACTCAGAAAGCCACAAGTCAAATGACTTATGATGATACAGGTTTTCACGGTATTACCCCTACAGGACTAGCTCATGAAGGAGTTAAGCTGCTTAGTAACCCAGTCATGGTTGCTGGCGCATTAGGTAGTATATTAACAAGTGGATTAGGCCCTGTCGTCGGTGGTGTAGGTATGGGCCTAATGGCTGGTACGGGTGCATTAGCTGGAGGTGGTAGTGCCGCTTATGATGTTGCCCAGCAAGGTGGTGACGAAGCGGCTCAGAGAAAAGCTTTATACGGTGGCGCACTAGTTGGTGCGGCTACTTCAGGCACTGGTGTATTTGGTGGGGGTAAAATATTAGGTGCAATCTCTGGTGAGGCTAAACTTGCAGAGTTAGAGGCCCTTAGGATAGCAGCCGAAGCAGCAATACCCGGTGCAGTAGAAAAATATAGTACCGCACTTCTTGCAAAAACAGCAGAAGACGCTGCTTATAAAATAGCAACGCCTATGACAAAAGTAGGTATAAACGCAGCTAAAGTAGCTCGATCTACAGCTGCTGGCGCACTGGGTGGTGCTGGTCTAGGTTATGGTATGGGGGCTGGGCAAATAGCTGCCGAGAACATAGCGTTGGACAAACCTATAGGTGAAGGTGCCAATGCTGCTGGTATGATGAGTGGTCTTCTAGGAACATTCGCTGGTGGCTCAATGGCAGTAGGTGCGCATACTCTGCATGGAGCTAAGAGTCTTTTAAAATCAGAAGTAGCCCCAGGAACCCATTCAACTGTGGGCGAAGAGGTTAAGACTGAACAAGCTATAGTACCTAACATGACTGGTAGAGTACCTACTGATTTCGACCCCTCTAAAATTAATACTGCCTATAATAAGGCTAATGATACCTCAAGCATTGTTGTAGGTAAACAAGGAGAAGCTGCTGTAGTCGCTAATACAGAAGGTGTAGCAGACAAGGTAGCGGAAGCCGCTAAAGCAGAAAAAATTACAGGTGACTTAAACGCAGGATTACACACTACGTCTCTAATGGACGTAGGTACAAAAGCAGCTACAGATATACCAATAGAAGGCACTAAATCTCTTCTTAAAGAAGAGCCTACTGCTAAGATTGTACCCCAAGTAGAAAGAAGAAATCAACCATTTACTCCAGAACGGCAAGCTGCCTTTGATAAAGCAGAAAGGTTACTTACTAGAGTCAATGAAATGACTAGTAAAGTAGATCCTGGGACTATTGTTCATCAAACAGGTGTAACAGATGTAGCAGAGAATCTTGCAAACCAGCTAGGCTTAACACCTGAGCAAGTACAACGTACAAAAGTAGCGGCTCTAGGGCACGATATTGGTAAACGTGGTATGGAGGATATTCTCGGTAAGACAACGCCTCTTACAGATACTGAATTTGGGGTTTTAAAAACCCACCCAGACCGAACAGCTAAAAAAATGAAGGCTCTTGGCATCCCAGAAGATGTTATCAAGACCGCAATGGAGCATCACGAACAAGCGTTGAATGTTGGTAAAGGCTACCCAGCCCACGAAGGAACCCCCGATTTTTCATCACAAATAGTATCAGTGGCTGATGTGGGGGATTCATTAATAGGAGGCCCCGGTTCTGGTCATGATTACCCCCTGCGATTCAAAGAGAGAGGTAAAAATGTAGAATTACCACGTACTACCGAGAACGTTATTAAAATAATGACCTCTATGGTAAGACGTGGTGAACTCAATGGGGATATATTTAACCACTATAAAGAACTATTATTGAGTAAAAACTTACCAGAACGACA